TCCAAGCGTGCGCCTCTGCGAAATGAACACGATTTGTGAAACACGTTTGTTGATTGATGCCACAACCACCGTGCGTACAAACGTTGCCAATGTTTCCGTGCTACCGTGGCGACATGGCTACCGCTGGCAGAAAACCGAAACCAGTTGAGCAGAAAATCCGCCTTGGCAATCCTGGACAAAGGAAGTTGCCGCCATTGACCGCAGTGACACCGTTGCCGCAGGCTGTGACCGAGGTTCCTGAGCCACACCGTCCGTTGATGGCAACCAAGTCTGGTGGTGTTGGTGCAGGTCGTCAGTTGTGGAACATGATTTGGCAAAGCGGTTCACCGTGGTTGAGACAGGAGACAGACACAGAGTTGGTGATGCTTGTTTGTGAGCAGACCGATGAACGGACGTTGTTGCGTGACAAGATGTTCCGTCACGGTTTGGAATGGCGTGAGCGTGCCGCTTTGCGCATGTTGGAGAAACAGATTGCGCAGAACTTGGCGCAACTTGGATTCACACCTACTGACCGAGCAAGACTCGGTGTGACTGGTGTGCGTACTGATGGATTGCAGGAGTTCCGTGACCGTGTCGCAGCGAAGCGCACTACTGCCTAAGAAGGTTTGGCAACCAACGTATTTTGTTCCTCGTCGGAATGATTTGAGTGACGGTGATTTGGTTGCTCAGTTTGCGGAACAATGGTTGACAGTAACCAAAGGCACTCGTGCAGGCGCACCATTGGAGTTCGTGGAGTGGCAACAATGGTTGCTTGGTGCCTTGTTGGAACGGCGTGATGACGGGCGTTTGAGGTTTCGCCGTGCGTACATTGGTTTGCCACGCAAACAAGGAAAGTCCCTCATTGGTTCTGCTGTTGCCTTGTACGGTCTATTTGCAGGTGAAGCAGGTGCAGAGGTCTATTCCGCCGCAGGCGACAGGCAACAAGCACGCATTGTGTTCAATGAAGCGAAGCAACAGATTGTCCAATCACCGATGTTGTCGGCGGAGTGCAAGGTGTACCGAGATGCGATTGAAGTACCTCGTTTTGGTGCCGTGTACCGAGTGTTGTCCAGCGACGGCAAGTTGCAACAGGGATTGAACCCATCAATGGTTGTGTTTGACGAGTTGCACGTCCAACGCAACAGCGATTTGTGGGACGCATTGACGCTCGGCTCGGGCGCACGAGTTGACCCAATCGTTATCGGTATCACCACCGCTGGTTTTGACTTGGACACGCTCGCAGGGCAGTTGTACAACTACGGCAAGTCCGTCGCCGCCAACGAGATTGTTGATGATGCGTTTGGTTTCTATTGGTGGGAAGCACCGCCCGATTGCCGCATTGATGACCGCAAAGCGTGGCGCACAGCCAATCCAAACCTTGCGCTCGGTCTGTTGGACATTGAGGACATGGAAGTGTCGTCACGTCAGACCAGCGAAATGTCGTTTCGCCGTTTTCGTCTGAATCAATGGGTGCGTTCCCAAGAATCATGGTTGCCAGTTGGTGCGTGGGAACGTCTGGTGGATTCCATCAACATCACCACTACTGAGGAGTGCTTTGTTGGCATTGACATGGCATTGAAGCACGACAGCATCGCCATCGTTCTCGTGCAACCAAAACCTGACGGCAAGTTCCACACCCAAGCAAAGATTTGGCACCCAGACATGGACGGCATTGACATTGCTGATGTTGAAGCCCATCTGCGTGACCTGCACAACCGATACAACGTCAAGGAGTTTGCTTATGACCCTGCCTTTTTCCAACGAAGCGCCGAAGCATTGATGGACGATGGACTGCCAATGATTGAGTTCCCACAATCATCACAACGCATGATTCCAGCCTGTGGCACTGCGTATGACCTCATCGTGCAATCACGAGTCGTCCACGATGGCTCACCAATGTTCACAGACCAAGTGTTGAGTGCCGCACAACGCATGACAGAAAACGGGTGGAGATTGAGCAAAGGAAAATCACGCCGCAAGATTGACGCCGCCATTGCAATGTGCATGGCACTTGACCGTGCAACACGTCGCTCAATCAGTACGCCAACGCCTACGATTGCCTCGGTATGGTGAATCCATGAAACAGCGAATCATCATGCTCGTGGAGATTGTTGGCGGATTAGTCGCATGCGTGGGAGTCGGTATGTACAGCACAGCCGCAGGTTTGATTACGGCAGGCACGCTGATTGTTGTTGCATGCGAGGCTAACTCGTGAGCCTGTTCCGTCCTGCCGAACGCCGTGGACTGCCAACGTCCATTGACCCGAACCAAATCACGGCACGTCCAATCTTTGGCAACTACTCAGGCGAGATTGTTGACGAGTTCACAGCGTTCACGTCATCTGCTGTTGCCGCCGCAGTCACGTTGCTCGGAGATTCCATAGGCACAATGCCTCTTGATTCGTACCGTGACCGCAGTGGACGTTGGGAAAAACTGCCACGTCCAACCGTGTTCGTGCGTCCAAACTCTGACCAGTTGATGTTTGAGTTCATACAGCAAACCGTCATCACAATGGCATTGCATGGCACAGCGTTCTGGTGGTGTCCACGCCAAGGTTTGTATCCGTTGGAACTGCGCAACATTCACCCGTCCAAAGTCATCGTGAAAACAGAACCCGATGGCACACGTCTCTACAAAGTCGGACGAGAAGTGTTTGGCTCGGACACCATTCAGCAAATCAACTGGGTGATTCTGCCCGACCAAGCACGTTCAATGTCACCCATTGACGTGTTGCGCAACATCGTCGGCACGGACATTGCAATCAACAGATTCCTTTCGGCGTGGTACGGCGATGGCGGCACTCCTGGCTCTGTTTTGGAAACCGACCAACAGTTGACAGTGGAACAAGCACAAGTGTTGCGTGATACTTGGGTGGACACGCACTACAAACGCCGCCGTCCAGCAGTATTGACAGGCGGATTGAAGTGGAAGGCAATCACAGCGTCAGCCGCCGACATGGACACAATGGCGCATCGTGAACAGATTGTCCGAGAGATTGCACGCTTTTACCGAATCCCGTTGCACATGATGAACGGAACTGGCGGAGATTCACAGACATACCAGAACGTTGAATCCGCTGGAATCCAGTTTGTACGTCACACGTTGTTGCCGTGGATGCGCCGATTGGAAGATGCGTTCTCCGATTTGATGCCAGCCAATCAACATGTTCGTTTCAATGCTGATGAGTTCATGCGTGCCGACTTGTCAACTCGTGTTCGTGCCGCACAGGTGCAGATTGCATCAGGCATGTTGACACCGAACGAAGCACGCCACATTGAAGGACGTGAACCGTTTGAGGGCGGCGACAAGTTTGTGCTGAACTTGCCGGGTGCGCCGATGGCTGGAACGCCTGACTTGCCGTTCCTCGGAACAGATGGAGAACCGCCCGAATGAAAGCGTACAAAGTGGTTGTGACGGACACAGTGACTCAACTTGTTCCACGAGACAACATCAACCGTCCTGTTTGGTTGCAGATTGAAGGCAACAACACCGTGTACATTGGCGGTTCTGACGTGACTTCTGCACAAGGATTCCCTGTTGCGAAACACGCCGCACCGATTGAGGGCGGATTGCCTGCTGGTGATGGACTGTGGGGTATCTGCGCCGCTGGTGTTTCAGAAACAATCCGAATCATCACGATTGATGCTGACTGATGCCGTACGGAATCTCTGAGAATCAATCCGACTGCAATGGTTGGGCAATGGTCAAACAAAATGCTGATGGCAGTTTGCAGACTCTTGCTTGTTACACCAACAAACAGGAAGCGATTGACTACATGATTGCCGCATCACTCGGTGAGGACATGGAACCCGTTGGCGAGATTCGTGCCGAAGCAGGCAGTTTGTCGCTTGGAGATTTTGTCGTGTGGAACTCGTCAGGCGGAAAAGCCCGTGGACGGATTGAACACATAATGACCGAAGGCGTGTTGGGAATACCTGACACAGACCTATCCATTACGGCAACAGATGATGACCCTGCCGCTTTGATTCGCATTTTCCGTGAAGGCGAAGAAGGTTGGAAACCAACTGAGACGTTTGTTGGTCACAAGTTTTCAACATTGACCAAAATCGCTGACTTGCGCACTGCAAAACGTGCCGCCGTTGACCTATCGCCACCGCAATACATGCGTGATGCCGCCCGTCTCGGCTTGAAGTACCACGAGGAAGGGCTGTCAGGCGACGGCATCGTGGCACAAACAGTTGAAGATGCTCGCAAGATGGTCGCAGGAACGGTGACAGAGGAGAAATGGCGCAAGATTGCGCCGTGGATAGCACGTCACCTGTCAGACTTGGACGCAATCCAAGGCGATGAAATAACAGCAGGACTTGTTGCTCATTTGTTGTGGGGTAGCGACGGCACCAAAGAAGGCGCAAGACGAACGATGAAATACGCAGAACAGGTGGTGAGTCAGTTGGACGCACAGAAAGAGAACAACGAGGCACGACAGTTGCCGCCGAGTTATCGTCCTGCCGACAGTGAGGACGTTCCAGAGGGTCGCAACTGTGGCAACTGTGAATACTTTGATTCCGAATCTGGCATGTGCAATGCCTTCAATGAGACGGTCAAAGTGGAGTATTACTGCGACCGCTGGGAACCCATTGAATCTGACGATGACGTGGAAGCAACAGATGACATTGCCACTGACGGTGGCATGGCAGTGATGGGCGACATGGACATGGAGATGGACAGCCGCACAAACGGTTGGGTGGTTTCAGAACGTGAGAACAGGTCTGTGGCATACAGCAATCTGGAACTCCGTGCCGCCGCCGATGGCAAGACGCTCGTTGGTTATGC